TCTTATTCGGTAAACCCCCTTTCGTAACTTTATTAAAGAATTCGAGATCAAACTCGATCTTATCTTCCTTCCTGTGGTACGATTCATACCTTTCTTCATAGTCTTGGAGGTAGTCATGTCCTATATGATTGTCAAAAGAGACTGATAAAGCTTCTGATAAAATAGTAGGAATGCTATCACGATTCTTCTCTTCATCCTTCCCATCTGCAATTTGAATAGAATCCATCAATGCTAAGTATATAGCACGATCTCTACACCATTTCTCAGTAGTATCAATCAACCATTCCTGTTCAGAAGGATGATCTTCAAGATTACTTATTATCTGAGTAATTTCTTTAAAAGAATCATCAGTAATATCCTGACGTTTCTCAGCTTCAATACATAAAATTTCTTTAGTAGCAGGTTGATTATACTCCTGCACGAAATTTATTATCTCCTCAAAAACAATCTTTTGATTTCTATCTTCAAAATAATCTGCTTTAATAAAAGGAACAACTTTACGTAGATACTCCTCATTATGAAGAAGATTTCTTAAAATTAGGAATTCAACTTTGTCCATTATTTAAATCCATAATAACCAGAGACAATATATCGGTCTAATCCATCTTTACAAACAGATCCCCGATGTTCGTGAGTAAAATATGCTGGAAACATTATACCACGTCCTGCCTTTGTTCGCACATTTCTATATCTTCTAAATTCAGTATGAGCATTATTATCACTTAAGTATATTAAAAAAGATAAAACTCTTCTACTCCACTTAGGCATATGCTCAGAATGCCATGCGGAATAATGATTATTATGTGTCCACCTCTTAAGTCTTACATATTGCACACTCCATGGTTTAATATTAGTTACCTCCGGAAAACTATCAATATAAGAATCTTTTAAAATTTCTATTGCACGATAAAGTGGTCTTAAAGGTACTGCAGAAAAAGATTGAATATAATCCTCTCCACTCCCCATCAAATCACAATAATCATATCCAGTAAATCTCTCTTTATTAATATCCGGTATAAACCCCTTATTTTTACAAGACCACTCAATAGCTTCAGTACATTCTTGTTTTGTTAAAAGATTATCTTGTTTCTCAATGAAGTTCATGAGGCATATCAAATACAAAGGTTATCCTGGTTTCTTCACCAAGATTCACAGCACCATGAGGCATCTTATTATTAAACCAGAAAAGTGTCCCTGCGTCAACTATAGCAGTTTCATTTCCCACAAAATATTGATACTGTCCTGCAATAGAAAGATGATACCTATCTCTTGTTTGATAATAAGTTCCTTCATCTATATGAGCACCAACATATCCATCAATAGGAAGTGAAAGAAACCCACACCGATGAAGTTCCCTTCCAGGAAACTCTTTGTCTATAAGATTACGAATCTCAGTATGTCTCTGATATGCACGAGTTGGTTTACATAACTCAGAATCCCCTACAAAATCTTCTTTCTTCTTTATAGCACCCATTATCAATTGAAGATTGCCAACTTCTATGTCTGCATACCCTCTTTCTAATAAAGTATCAGTACCCTTCCTTTGAATATACCAATCATCAGAATACTGCTCTAGTTGATCTAATACTTTACTAACATCTATTCCCTTCTTCAGTACCTTTATATTGTTCATGACCCATAACTAAACTCCTTCTGAGCAATCTCATCTAAAGCTTGTAATACTTCTGGTGTAAAGTACTTCTCTGGATTCTTATAGATCTCTTTAGCATAAACCTTCTTTCCATGGATTTCATATCGTCCTGCAACATTCTTCCACAGCTCTCCAACCTCTCCTAATTCTAGGAGACCATAATACTTATCTAATCCTCTTTCGTCATAGTAGAGACGAATTTGGACTTCTTTATTTTCTTTACTGAGTCTTGACTTAGCCGTCTTAGCTTTAATAATGTTTCCAACAACCTCTTTCTCACTCTTTTCCTTTTTCTTAGAGAGATATATGATCGTAGACGCGGCATATTTGAGACCAGAGCCGCCTCCCATTTCTTTAGTAGGGACGTAACTGCCGATGACATCGTATGTATGATTAGTAACTATAAGTGGAATGTTAGCTTGACCCAACTTTAAAGTTAACATTCTAAACGCACCTTTAACCAATTGCGATTTGGTCATGTCCCGAACTTGTTTGTCGTTCAGTGCGTCAGTTATTTCTTTTTCGGTGGAAAGCATCCCCAAGGAGTCTAACACAAACATGCACTGTTTGCGATCTTCTGTGGGCATTTGTAGATATTTATCAACAGCCTTAAGTGCCTTGGTTCGGAATTCCTCAATGGTTACTACATTGATAACAACCAATCGATTTAAATCAATTCCACGAGATTCAAGTAATCCTTTATTAACTGCGGCTTCAGTATCAAAATAGAGACAATAACCATCAGGATTAGAATCAAGGAAGTTTTTAACCACTGCGAGCGAGAAAAAAGTTTTCCCAGTACTAGACTCACCAGCAATGGCAGTAATCTTATTAGAAGAAACGCCCCCAAAAATGGAACCGCTAACAAGGCCATTAAAGATGTACGAGCCGGTATCGACGAATCGTTCTGATCCGTCGATGTCTGCTGCGAGTTGCGTGTAGTCATTTCCTATTTCTTCTACTATCTCTTTCAAAAAATCCATTAAATCACCATTCCTTTTTCTTCACGTAAAATTTTCTTGTAAGGTCCATTTGGATTAAGATCTCTCACCTCCTTTACTTCCTTTAATAGATGGTATAGTCTAGCATCACCACCTAAGGCAAGTGCTTTCACTATTGTATCTAAATCTTGGTCGTTGATAGGTAAATCCATTTCAGGAAAAAAAGAGTTCTAGGTTTACAGTTTTCTCTACATTCCACCCAATAGCATCAAGAATGATTTTGAGTGGTTCCAGAAAAGCTTTATCAAATTGTAAATCGTAATCGATATACTTGTCAAGTCCAATCTCATGCGGAAAATCCTGAATAAAAGAAATGATATTCTCATGAATAACATTTGGTTTCTTCAGGTAGCAGAACTTGATCTTTTCACCATTCTGAATCAAAGAATACTTATTATCCAACTTATGCTTTTTAACATAATGATTGAATAACAATGCACCCCGTATATGTATAGGAGTTCCTTTAGCATATATTGTAGCATGGGCTTTATACTTCTCTACATCTGATGCAGAACGAGGAAATGAGATATCTTCTGGTGGAAGAGTCTTAAATTCCTTACGTGAATTATCAATAAAATCTATTACCTCATCTTCTGTTCCATTCATCATTATCTTAAGTGCATCTTTAATCATTTGACGACAAGGAGCAGGTGTTGAAGATTTAACTGCCTCAATACCCATCATCTTTAACTTTGGTTCTTCATACCTAACTCCTTCACTATCCCACACATTTAAAATATAACGTTTCTTCGCAGTCCATATACCTCTATCGGCAATGTTCTCACGTTTCATAAACATTTTTTGGTCGTAGGCGTTGACATACCCGGCCAATTCTTCGTAAGAACTTTCAATATAAGGCTCGAATTCATTTTCACACACCTTGTTAAGGAACCCAACAACGCTCTTACTAGTTTTCTCTCTCCCCTGGTATACAGCCTCAACCAAAGGGCCCAAATGCAAATAAATGGAATCAGTATCTGAAGCAATAACATAATCTTTATCCTCCGTTTTCAAAATCTTGTTCATCTTCTGGTTCATTTTATTCTCTATCCATCGAATAGAGACCTGACCAGACAAAGTAATAGCCTCTGCGTTTGCTAATTTATAATACCGGAAGTACTGATTACCGATAGCACCATAAGCAGAATTAAGAGAGATCTTTTTCGCCATTTGGATGTTGTTGCATCTTGCAATTTCCTTCTCCAATGCCTTACTGGGAGTCTTCTCATAATCTTTCTTTGCCTCAATCATTCTTTTTTTGAAGACCACACGATCTCCATACATCTTCTCCATCAACTCTGGAAGAAATCCACGCACATCCTTCCTATACTGTGCTCCATTAGCACAGACAGCATACTCACCATCAATATCAACCTCTTGCTTTAAAAGCCTCTCAACGCTTGCGCGGGGATGTCTAGCCTCCCTGAGGGTTTCTGGGCTGATATTGTATTGCATAATAAGATGAGGATACAGGCTATTGAGGTCAAAAGACACAACCCAATCATAGCGTCCTGGTTTCGGTTCCTTAACATAAGCTCCAGCATATTTTTCTGATTTTGATGATCTATTCTTTGGAGGAATTACAATATTTCTTTTCTTGAGGTAATTATAAATGATGTTATCCCACATCCTTACCTGATAAAAAACATCGTTGTAATTGACCTTAGCATCATACGCCATCGTAAGTGCCAATTCAATCAATTTCATCTTGTCTTCCAAACGGTCAACAAGTTCAACGTCCACTATATTATACTCAATAAACTTTTGCCAACCTCTTGTGTAGAAATCCTTAAAAGTATCAAACTCAGAGTGATCTAATTTCTTCTGACCTAATTCCACACTAGCAATATAATCCAATCTATAAGATTCCTGTGCTTTATAAGTAAACTTCTTATAAAGATCAAGATAATCTAATTGAGTTACACCTCCCACATCAAAAGTAATATGTTTGCGTCCTTTAATAAAGGTTTCTCCCTCACTTACCAGTCCCCAAGGAGAAAGTCTCTTCATCAACTTCTCACCCAAAACCCTATTCAACCTTCGGGCAATATAAGGTATATCATACAATTGAATGTTCCATCCAGTAATTACATCTGGAACATCTTCCATCCAATAATTAATGAATGATGATAGAAGTTGATGCTCAGTAGGACAATGATGATATGTTACATCTTTACGAGTGTTATTAAAGGGTTTTAACCCCCAAGTAATAATCTTCTTGGTTGTATAGTTCTGGATAGATATTGCCAAGATCTCTTCCTGGCACGATTCAACATCAGGGAACCCTTGCTCAGACGCAACTTCAATATCCAAAGTAACAAGCTTAATTTTAGATATGTCAAACTTGATTTCATCCTCCGGGTATTTCTCCGATATGTACTGGTAAATATATCGGTCATTCCCATATATCTCAAATCCCTCAACATCCTCATATTTCTTATAAAACTCCCTACAATCTCTAACGGTTCCTGGATTAATTGCTTCAACACGTTCTCCACTCAACGTTTTATATTTAGCTTTTCCTTTAGATTTGACAAATAAAGTTGGAAAAAACTCATCTCTATGTTCATATCTCTTTCCACCATCTACCCCTCGAACCAGGAATTGATTCCCGATCAGTTGGACATTTGTATAAAACTTCATTGAGTAAGATCTTGGTATTTTTCAAGGAGTGTGGGAGTGGGATCACACAATGTAAGTATCTTATCAGAACTCAACATGAATATATCATCCTTAGTCACATTAAGTAACCAAGGTTCTAATAAAGTCTGACCAGATTCAGTATTAATACAAAAAGGATTAATAAGTTTACAATCAGGACCGCCTATATCAACAGCAGCAACTTCTACAATCTCACTAATCAGCAGTTGCTGAGTCGTCGTCAGTGCTATTACCTTTATTACCTGGTCCATTTAAAACATCCTCCACATACATTTGTTTAAGTTTAGCAGTTGGTTCAACCATTGTAATTAACCAATCAGCAGTTACAGGAATTTTTGTATCTGCAGATAAGGGCATCCATGGGAAAAGAGAGATCTCAAATCCTGCCTTTTGTGTATTTCCATCAGAAGGTTGATTTTGAGGATTTCTCATTTTGATAACACAAGGTTTATCAAAAAAATATCCTACCACCCTACTATTTGGTTCTTCACCAACACGCATTTCAGTAAGGTCGGTAATGATGTCCTCACCCGACTTCAATAATGCCAATTTAATTGTCATAAGTTAGATCCAACGTGTAACTGTTAGTTCAATGGAATTGTCATCCATTTCCCATTCTTCTGCTACTGTGAATCCTTCTTCTTTAATAGCAGAATGTATCGTCATTCTAGCATACTGTTGGGTAACTTTGTCAAGGAACCTACTTACAGGAACATCCAAATCCCAAGTAGCATCATCAGAATAAAGATCATAGGTCCTTGTCTCTTCGTTCCAACGAAATCCGATATCATTTGTAATAGCAACTTCTGCCCGAACCACAGGATGATCCTCAGCGTGATCAGGATTTGTGATAACCAGATCTTGATTTTCTTTAGCATCATACTGAAGTAATTCTAGTGCTTCCAGCAGAATAGGCTTTTCTTTAATTTTAGTTTTAATAGTGCTGAAGTGTGACATTAACATCCCTCTGAATCGTGCGTAAACTCTTCAATAGTTTCTTCTACAGTTAAATCCTGATAATACTCAGGTTTATGTTCAACTCTTTCTACTACACCAAGTCTTTCTTCGATCCTCTTAGTGAGATTTTCACATTGATTACCAACAACACCCATAACCTCTTCAGTTACAGTGCCATCTTGTCTGATAGTAAATTTAAGAGATTGCTGTGCCATTTGTTACATCATAACGTGAAGTTATTTAGTCACCTCTCCAATGGTCCAACACTTGTGATAAGGTGTAATAGTTTTTATCGTATCTTGCTCTGCCCACTCAGGAACTATAACACAAAATCCTATTCCTAAATTAAATACCTTCTTCATTTCCTCCTCTACTATTTCACCAGCACACATTATCTTACTAAAAATTTCTGGTAATGGCCAAGAGTTATAATCAACCTTTGGTTTAAGACCTTCTGGGAAACACCTAGGAAGATTCCCTGGAATACCACCACCAGTAATATGAGCCATACCAAAGATACAGCCCATCTCCTCCAGAAGGTGTTTTACAACAGGAGCATAGATGGTAGTAGGAGTAAGTAACTCAGGCATATCTTTAAAAAAGATCTTATGCCTCCATAGCATATCATTAATCAAACTATATCCATTACTATGCAACCCACTACTTTCTAATCCAATAATCTTATCACCTTCTTTAATACCTACACCAGTAATCATATCATAATTTTCCACTACACCTGTACAAAATCCTGCGAGATCATATCCAGTTTGTCTTGGGTGTTCAGCAGTCTCTCCACCCAACAATTGCATATCTGATATTTCACATCCCTTAAGAATACCAACCATAATGTCAGCAACATTATCATCTATCTTCTTTGTAGAAACATAATCTAAAAAATATAATGGTTTAGCACCAGAACAGATAACATCATTAACACACATAGCCACTAGGTCTTCACCTATGGTTGTATAATCATTTGCTATTCCTGCTATGTTTATCTTCGTTCCTACTCCATCAGTTCCAGAAACCAACACAGGTTCTTCATAATCAAATAACTCAAAAGCACCATTAAACCCACCAATAGCAGGTGCCTTCTTTTTAAGATTCTCTACAAAAGCATTCCCCGATTCTATATCTACACCAGAACTTTTATAATCCATAAAAAAAGAGGGGGTCTTATGACCCCCTTATTATATCACAAATATTCCTTTCTTGCATGATGTTCTGGAACAATCTTACCTAACTCCACGGTGAGGAGTCCGTCGGTAAAGCTGACCTGTCGAACTTCCGTATCATCAGAGAGCGTCCAAGCTCTGGTGAATGACCGTTGTGCCAATCCTTTATGGACAATTTCTCCAACAGTCTCTGATTCTTCCTTCTTGCCTTCCACATATAGTTTTCCAAACTCTGTGTAGACTTTGACTTCTTTCTTCTTGAATCCCGCGAGTGCGATTTCCAATCTCGATTCGACATTATTTACTTGAATCACATTATATGG